GAATGAGACCTGTAAAGATGCCATGAATATTAGTGACTTTATAGAATCTGTAAAATTACAAGTAACCGATTTGGAAAATGTGGGCAAGGTTGGTTATATTGAAGGAATTTCCAATATAATCATTAAAAATTTACAGGCATTAGAAGTGGAGAAACGACCTGTTCATTGTACTGATCAAAAGAGAGAAGTTATGTATGTCAAAGAAGATAATGTTTGGGAAAAGGAAGATGAAGCAAATAAAAAATTAAGAAAAGCAATAAGAACGATTGCTCATAAAAATATTTGCATGTTCAAAGATTTTAGAGAGAAATATCCGGATTGCGAGAACTATGATTCTAAGAAAAATAGTCAATACAATACAATTATTTATGAATCCATGGGAGGAAAAGGAGATAATGATTATGAAAAGGACACCAAAATCATCAAGAAAATTGCCAAAGTTGTTGGGATTGAAAAGAGTTAAATTATTATATATAGATATTTATATACGTATAATAATGAAATATACAACATTATGTTATTTAGCAGTGTTTTTTATATTTATGATATTTGTAAGTATTTATTTTCAATGGTCTTACCGTGAAGGTCTTGTGAATATTGATCCTACTATAGTTAATTCAAATATACCATATGGTAAAGGTTTAAGCAATGAATTTATTTTAACTGGGTTAAATGATTTCGCGAATCAAGCAAGTAAAATTAAAATCACAAAAATAAATGTTATAGGTGATAATAGTATTCCTCCAGCAAATGAAACAAATAATGCAACTATTTCATTAAATGGTAGAAATATTGGACCAATAGTAAATAATGTAGATTTTTTAGCAAAGGTTATAAAAGATATGAGTAGAGGAGTTAAATCCATTGATATTCAGTATACAAGTTACACCGACCGGAAAGAAAAATGAGACAAACTTTCTATAAAAAATAAAATTCTCAAATCCCTTTTTGGTGATGTAAAAGCACCCTATCCATTTTCTGTTGAAGAAAATAACAAAGGAACATTTGTCAAATTACTTGAAACATAGTTATAAAATATACAAATCATAAGTACATTGTGTCTCATTTTTCTTTCCGGTCGGTGTAATAAAACAAGGGTTTAAATATCCAAACTCACTGTATTACTTGCAGATTTTTGACGTCTTCTACTACGTTTTGGCATGTTTATATCACTTTGTCCCTGCAATTCTTTTAAATCTTCAATACTAATTGTACTATTTCCATTAGTATTACTGTTACCACTATTCATAGATTGTGATCCTTGGCTTTCTTGCACAGGCTCCTGGATATTAATTGTCTTTGTTTTTAATCCCGATAAAATATCAGTAATATCACTTGGTCCTTTCATTTCAGGTCTGGACGATCTCTTTGATTTTTCTTGAAAATCATTGGAAGATTGCATATTACCGCGCTGTAAGCTTTCTCTAATATTGATACCATCATCTACAAAATTGCTGCGTCCCAAATTCAAGTCTGGTCTGTTCGCAAAATTGTTATTACCAGGTCTTCCCATTGGCGGAGGAACTGCATTTGGCCCCTGTGTAGCCATAGGTGGCGGTGGTCCATTTCCGCCTCCCATACCCATTTCAGGGTTCATGACTCCCGACATAAATCCAGAAAAATTAGGACTTGATTGTGCCATGGAATTTACAGCGGCATTTTGAAATTGACGCATTAAATCAGGGTTTTGACGCAAAATATCATCCATACCAGGCATTGCACTTTTAAACATGGTATTTGTTAAATGGACCATCATAGCGCTACCTCCTAATTGAAACAATAATTTCAATTCAGGAGCCATAGATGCTCGTGATTTATATTTTTCATACAATTCAGCAAAAATTTCATCATAATCATTAATATTTTCGTTCACTTGTTCACTCCAACCATCTAATTTAATATCAAAAGGATCAAAACGGTTATTTAAAAACTCTATTCCATTGATAGCAGCCATTAACATATTTCCTTGAAATTTAACTGAGTTTTGTTTACTTTTTTCTTCCATAATTGTTTCATATTCACCCATCATTTCTGCTAAAGAAGATTCCATATTATATTTTTTTGACAACTCAACACCTTTCTTTTCTAAACCTTCTAGCTTTCTTAAATATTTAAATTTTTCACGTAATAATTCTTCTTTTGATAATTGAGGCCCTGATGATGATGGCGTATGTTTATCAGGATTCAATGGAATATTATTAAACTTACCATAACCATCCCATGTTTTTGTATCATCTAAAGATTCTACAGCAGAAGCCCCTAAACCAATATTAATATCATCATTAAATCTAACATTTCCTGAGAAATTGTTTGAATCTTCAAAGTTTATACTATTAGAATTAAATACATCTGATTTTGATTTAAATTTTTGAGTTGGAATATCTTCGGCTAATTCATTTAATTCATTTTCTAAATTATTTAAATCATCTAAATCTATATCACTGTTAGGCTTAGCATCTTTTATTCTATCATTCATTAAAAATTCTAACCCGCCTCCAAAATTAGTTGTTTTTGTTTCTTTAAAATCATTTGTATCTAAGTTCAATTCAGAAAGTTCTATAATATCGTTCATTATTGATTAAATAAGAACATTTAATTTTAAGTAATACGAATTAAAATATATATAATTATTAAAATTAAACTATAATTATATATGTTTATTATTTATAAACCATAACCCTTGTAAAAAACAATCGGCTAAATCGTCTTTTTTTTTATGATTATTAAAAAATAACAGCATATTATTAAAACTGTGTTCTTGAGTTAAAATTTCTAAACATTTTACAATCCCTTGTTTTTTTCTTGATTTGTAGTCATTATTACTAATAATACTATTACTAATAATACTATTACTATTGCCATTGCTATTATCATTATTTTCTATTTGTATTTGATTAACCACATCACCTGGAATACATTTTTTGTCCTTATTATTATTATTTTTTTTTAATTTATTGATAGAAGAAACAAATTCAATATATTGAGTATTATTGTTCATAATAAAATATTGAGCAATCATCCCTTGTATTGTTTTCATACGATTCGCTATTGGACTGATTTGGTTTTCAATTAAAACATAATCTATTTTTTCATCAATTGGAAAAATTTTATTGAATTTATTTTTTATATTTTTACCAATTGTTATTAAATCAATTTGAGATGCATTTATGTTAACAATTTCTTTAAAACATTTATTTTTAATATATTCGTTTATTTTAAATAATAAATCGTTTTTCTTAATAGGTTTTTCATATTGAATTGTATATTTATCAGCAATTTCAATAAGTTTTTGAATTTTTTGTTTATTAATAAAGTTGGGTTTAAGTTCACTCGTCGGTAGCTGATAATTTTGTTTTTTTGAATGTTTCAAACAAAAAAAACTATCATTTAATGTGTATTTAGCAGGTTTACCACATATAACATTTTTTTCAATACACATACATTTTTGTATTTCGTCTTCTTGAGATAGATTAATTATATCCCATTTTGCAATATTATAATAACTTGAATCTGCTTGTTTTTCAAAAAGACAAAACGCTAGATTTTTAATACCAACATCAATAGAAAGAATACGTGTACACATATACATAAAGAAGTATATTTTTCTTTATGTATTTATCAATTGTTACTTTAATTTGGGTTTTGATAATTTACAGGATTGATTACTGGTGCAATTAATCGTGAATTTAATTGTTCTCTAGATAAATATGGATTTTTTAAATCACTATTGGAATATCCGTATCCAGGTGTATTTGTATCATAAATATTTCTAAATGTATAAGGAACATTACTAGAAGGGGTTGTATTTGTTTCTGTATGTGGATCTAAGCCTAAATCATAACATGCTTCCATAGAATTATACTTCATTATTTGTAATCCATTATTTTGTAAATATTGACGATAAGACCAATTAGATTGTATATTTTCTTGTTGTTGTATACGTTTATTAACAACAGCGTCAGGCTGCCACGAAGCGTAGTTACGACCATCAGCCATTATTGGAGGAAAATTAAAATGAACATTATTGGAACCTGAATAACAAACTGCCCAGGACATATTTCTTATAATATATAATATAAGTATTTTATTATAAGAAATAATTTTAAATTTATTCTGCGTTAAGTAATTTTAATAATTCTGGTTTTTTTAATTTTGATGAATCAGCTACAAGACCTTTTTCTAAAACAACAGCTTTTAACTTATTCAATGATAATTTTTTATAATCAATAGCTTCAATATTTTTATTTTTTTCTTCTTCTAAATTTAAAATATTGATAGATTTTACATTAGACATTATACCTTTATCTTCATCTTGAGTTTTAATATTGTTTTGTTCATTAAAACTATCATTATCAGTCAATTCATTAAAATCAAGGTCTTCTAGATCATCGTTGCAATCATCGTCATCATTATCATCGTTATCATCGTTATCATCGTTAGCATCGTTATCATAGAAATCATTATTGTCTAAATTTAAAATCTTAATATCGTTTTCACTAATTTCCTTTATAGTTATGTTTCGTTTGGCATCGTCATCATCATCGTCATCATCATCGTCATCATCATCGTCATCATCATCATCATCATCATCATCATCTTCTTCGTCAACGTCACTGTCATCAGATACATCAATTAATGTTTTTTCTAAAATATTTTCTTTGCCATATTGTCTTAGATTTGGAATTATATTATCTATTGAACCATTTTGAGATGTATATGTGTTCATATTTGACTGAGATAAATGATATTTAATCATATTTGTTTCTTCTGCTAAAGATGAAACAAGACTTAACATGGAAGAAATTTTATGATTTTGTTCTCTCATTTTATTTTCAAAATAGACTATTAAAAGAGCCGTAATCAATAATGAAATACCAATAAAAATCAATAGTGTAGGATTTAAAATAGTGGATAAAAAAGACATTTATTAATATGTGTATATATTTATAATTTAAATAATTAACGAATATAAATATTATTTATTTTCGTTAATTATATTATTATTCCAAATAAATGCATAATACAAATAATCCAAATGTTAAAGGTTATCTTGATTTTTTTTATAAAAAAGATGATGTAATATTATTACAAGGTTGGTGTTTTCATAATTTATATAAAGTTTGTAAAACCAGAGTAAAATATAATATTATCAATACCGATTCTATCGATTCTAGCGATTCTAGCGATTCTAGCAATACTATTGATATTAGTGATTGTAACAAACCAAAATTTATTTATAATGATATTACTGATCCTATTAATACTAGAATTGACGTAGTAAATTTTTATAATTTTGATACAACAGTCAATGATGGTTCGTTTGGTTGGAATTTCAAAATACCTGATATAAATGCTATAAATATTGAATTAGAAATGTTTTTTCATGAAAAATGGAATACAATATTTACATTTGAAAAATATATTTCACAAAAAATTGTAAAAAAAGTATCTAGAAAAATTCCTTCATTTGTTGTAGTTGATAATTTTTATGAAAATGTAGATTTAATTCGTAAAATAGCATTATCGCAAACTTTTGAGTATCATACTGCTTATCATAAAGGAAAAAGGACAAATGACGTGTTTAGGTTTGAAGGTTTAAAAGAATCATTTGAAAATATTTTGAATTGTAAAATTAAAAATTGGGAAAGTTATAATATTAATGGATGTTTTCAAATTTGTGTTGGTGGCGACCAACTTGTATATCATTTTGACGATCAAGAATATGCTGGTATTATTTTTCTTACACCAAACGCCCCTCCTCAAACAGGAACTTCTTTTTATCGTTCCAAGTACACAAAAAAAATGAAATGTCATGAAAATGATGAAAACGTAGTTTTTAAAAATGGATATTTAGATTCAACAGAATTTGAAGTGGTTGATGTAGTTGGAAACATTTACAATCGTCTTGTTTTGTTTGATTCAAAAATGTTTCATGCAGCATCAAATTATTTTGGAACAAATTTAGAAAATGGAAGGTTATTTCAGTTGTTCTTTTTTGATTTGGATAGGTAAAAAAATAGAATGAAATCCTAAATTTAATTTATTTTTTATTTCAATATCAATAACTTCATAATTAATTAAGTTTACAAGTGTTAATAAATTTTTATTATTTTTTTTGATTTTATCTTCTTCAACATTAAAAAATATCAAGTAAGGTATTTTGTTAATGTAGATAACATTATGTTCTCCACATATATTTTTGTTTTCAAATAATATTTTTTTGTAAATTGATAGTTTTTTTGTAATAATAAAACCATTTATTCGTCTATTATCAAAATTTCTTAAAATGACTTTATCATTAAAGCATATAGGAAAATCCAAATTATATTTTTCTATCTCATTATTTTTATGAATTGAAATTTTTTTTGTATTTTTATTTATTTCAATCATTCGATATTTCCCCTTAATATTTACATTTGTAAAATTTAACTCATCGTACATGGAAATATAAATTTCTATTGTATCCTTTTTATTTTTAACATCAGCATAATGAAATGTATAAAACCCGTGATCACAAGTATAGGTTTCATATTTATTATTTTTTTTATCATAGACATAAATAAATGTGTTTTTATTATTATCCAAAAAGAGAGGCATTTTATTTTGGAAATATTGTGTAAAATCTATTACAAGTGGTGAATCAATTAGTATCAATGAATCATCATTTGAAAAAAAGTCATGGATAACAGGTAGGTATTTGAATTTAAATTGAAAACTAAATTTTTTGTTAAATTTCTCATCTAATAAGATATAATTGACTAAATTGTTAACTATTTGGTAATCAATTGTTTCTATATTACATTTATTAGTAATTTTTGAATGTCCTGAAAAATGAGATAATGAATTTATATTAACTTTTTTCACAGTTTTTACATCTTTATTTTTAAAATCAATGTCCAATAAATAAGGATAATCACGTTCAAACAATGCATAGTTCTTATTTATATTTTCACTATTTTTATCACTAGTTTTATCACTATTTTTAATATTTAGGATTGCTGTATTTGCCATACCCATTACATTTGGAAATAGTTTCAACTTATTTAATATCATAAAAAATATTGTTAACAAATTATTATTTTTAGGCAGTACGCCAAATTTTTCTTCATATAACACCTTTTCTGTTTTTATTAAATGCTTGACATAAGTTAAATTACCATTTTCAAAAAATACGCCTTGAATTACACCATCGCCAATAAATAATTCATATAAAGAGTCAATGTTATTTTCCATCTTAATATTTGGTCCAATTAAGCCATAAAACCCATTGATTTGTTTAATAATATTTTTTTGTTTGAATGTAAGATTTAAATTAATTTTTTCATTTATATTATTTACCTTTACACCGAGTCCAAGGTTAAAATTATTTATGAAACATATTATTGATAGAACGTTTGTTAGTAAATATAATATTTTTAATAAAAGGGATAATGATAACAACATATAAATATTATTATTTATTTATTAATTAATAATATTATTTAATAAATAGTTCTTATTATTTTTATTATTTTATTATTTTATTATTTTATTTATATTGTTGACTAATAGTATTCTCTATAATTTCACTAGGATAATTCATTTCATAAAGAACATTAATACCTCCTTTTACCTTTGATATTCCTTTTTTTAATTCATATAAATATTCCAATTTATTTTCTTTCTTAATTGTTTCCATATAATGATTTTCAATCATTTTATGCTTATCCAAATGTTTACAGACATCTATAAAATGGGTTGTTAATATTGAGTTTACATTTTTATTTTTTGTAATATATTTCATAAAAGCAATAGCACTTATTGTAGCTTCCTCAGGATTTGTCCCTGAATACAATTCATCAAATGCACAAAAATGATTCTCTTTACATTTTAAATCTTCGTCAATAATATCAATTATTTCTTTACATCTGCGTGCTTCTGCTTGAAAAAGACTATCCCTCCCAGATGTATCTGGGATATTTAAATAACAATGAATATGATCATATGGTTTTAATAAAGCTGAATCGTAAAATCCACATCCAAATTGCTGCGAAACAATAATATTTATTAATGTAGATTTAATCACAGTTGTTTTTCCTGATGCATTTGGACCTGATATAATAATATTTTTATTTAATTTGATTGTATTTTTAACATGTTTTTTATCTTTTAAACAAGCATAATAGCTTTTTTTAAATATATTCTTATTTTTAATTTTTCTTTTATTATTTCTTTCATTATGCTCACCATCTTTTGTAAATTGAGCAAAATTTATTTTACCTTCTTTAATATTTTCTTGCAAACCAACTATACAATCAACATATCCATTAAATCCAAAAGAATACATGATTGCTTCTTCGTATATTTTATTATTGTAAATTTCATAAAAAGTTTTTAGGATATGGCCTATTTCAGTTATTTTTTTTATATCATATTTGAATTCAGTTACCATATCTAATTTACATTTAATTTCATTCAAAACAATCATTTTATCATTTACTATTTTATTAAATTCATTGTGACTTGTCAATTGTTCACTGTATTTATTATAATTTTTCATTGACTCAATAGTATAATTCAAATAATGTTTAAAATCTGCAAAATAATTGTGAATTTTTTTCATATTATCATGAAATCTGTAGCAAACAAGTATATTTTGATAAATAGAAAATACATAAAACCCAGCTGATACAACTAAATAAATTTTTTCCTGAAATGAAACTGAATTAAATTGTGTGAAAAGTTTGCCTATTGCGTGATGTGAAATGACAATTTTCAATATATCAATGTATTCTTGCATAGTAAGTTTTAATCCTTTCAAACGAATAATAAAAAATGGAATGATAAGAATTATAATAGGAACGAATAAAGATATTACTGGAGAGGTCATATTATAAATGCTCATAAACTGTAAAAATGGCTGAGAATTGTTTAGAAATTCCCACATTGGCCAATCAATATAGTAATATCTCTCTTTGAAACCAGTATCACATTTAATTTCATTCCACGTTTGAACAATTTTATAGTATTTTTGTTTATTTTCTTCATGATATTGTGTCTTCATATGCGTAAATGTTTTTAAAAGTTTTTGATTGTCCTTTATAAAATCAATATCAGTTGTGTAATATTCAGAAACTTGATCCATTATCTTTACTGATAATGGATTTTTAACACCATTGTTAACGTTAAAAAAGTAACTATAAATTGAATTATTATTCACTTCAGCTGTTTTTATTAGTTCTAAATCAGTAACAATATTATCCTTAATGGATGTTTTATTTTTATTATAATAGATTGGTAATTTAAAATGTTCATTTAAATCTTCTATTTTATTTTGAATACTCATACAATTTATTATATTTTTAGTAGAAATATAATAAATTTATTTTACGAATGATTAATTTTTATATTTTTTATATTATATATTTATAATGAATGATATTTTAATAGACAATAAAGAATTTTATAATTTTGAATTAAATTTTTTAACGGTTTTTTCTTTAATTACTAAAGTAACATTTGTTTTATTCATAATTGGGTTTTTTCAAACTAAAAATGATTATATCATTAAATTCAATTTTATAGTAAAAGTAATCTTAGCTTTGTTTTTAATTTATCGTTTTAATAGTTACAGAAAACATAAAATAGAATTTACAGAATTAGATAGAAAAGTTTGTTACTCTGCTGGTATTTACATAATATTAATTTCATTTGTTGATTTAGTTAATAATTATATTGATATTATTAGAAGTAATTTTGTTTTACCTATTACCCAACCTATGATTGATTGGTTTAAAAAGATTCTAAAAATTCCAAATTAATAGGTATCTCCTTAATTTCACATGCATAATAGGATTCAATTTCTTTAATCTTATTTATATCTCTTCGTGTGATAAAATTAATACCCACGCCTTTTCGCCCCCATCTTCCACTTCTACCTATTCTGTGTAAATAAGTATGTATATCTTTTGGCACATCAAAATTAATAACAATACTTACTTGTTGTATGTCTATTCCTCTTGCTGTAACATTGGATGATATTAAAACACGTGATTTACCATTTTTAAATTCTTTGAAAGATTCGTCTCTTTCACTTCTATCCATATTACTATGTATGCGACAAACAGGGAAATCATCTTCTTTCATAGCATCATATAAATCAGCGACTCTTTTAATACTATTACAATAAATAATACATTGTGACACGGAAACATACTTATAAATATGTTTTAAAGTATCATATTTTTGTCTATCATCATCTACTGCTACATAGAATTGAGATATACCTTCTAATGTCAATTGTTCTGCTTTTACACAAATTTTTACAGGATTACGCATAATTTTATTTATAATCGGGAAAATACTATTAGGAAGTGTAGCGCTAAATAAAGCTACTTGAATATCATTGCTAAAATTTTGAAATATATTGTATACTTGTTCTTTAAATCCACTTGACAACATTTCATCAGCTTCATCTAAAATAACTAATTTAATTTTTTTTGAAGTGATTCTTTCTCTTCTCATTAAATCATATACTCTTCCAGGACATCCACAAATAATATGAGGTGTATTCTTATCATTGAAATTATTTAATTCTTCGTAAGGTGAACCTCCATAAATTGTTTGAATCCTTAATCCATTCATCATACCTCCTAATTGTTTTAACACATTTGTAGTTTGTTTAGCTAATTCTTTGGTTGGTGATAATATTAAAACTTGTGTAAAATTATCTTGAACATTTACAATAGATAGCGCTCCAATACCAAATGCAGCAGTTTTACCAGTACCTGATTGTGCTTGAGCAATAATGTCTTTACCCATAATGATCGGTTTAATTGCTTTTTTTTGTATTGGACTTGGTCTCTCAAAACCATAACTATAAATTCCCCTTAATATATCAGGATCATTGTCTAGATCATCCCAAGTATTAATTTCATAGGAAGAATTATATGTATCTTCTTCCTCATTGTTACTATTTACACTTCTATTTTCATACTCATTAACAAGAGACATTATATATATTTAATATATTTTTTTGTATTTAAGTGAATTTAAAAATATTATAATTATTTTAAAAAATTGATATAAATATATTAACTATTATAATCTAATATCTTTATAGAATTATGACTATTAATATTAAAAAATATACCTTGGAAAAGTTTAATAATATTACATTTAATGGTTTTAAATTTGACTTTCCAGAAGATACATTAAAAATTATATCCGAGTTAGCATTAGAAGTTGGATCTCCCAACTACGTAAAAACACCTGTCTTTCAGAAACGTGTTAATCCAATTAAAACAGAACCACTAAATAATAAAGAAAAAACTGATTATGATAAGGATTTAAACAATAGACGAAAACGTAACAATAAATCAATGGAAGTTTTAAATGATGATGATTGGGAAACAATACGAACTTTTCAAACAACCAAAATTGAACAAAAGATTGGTTTAGATGCACAAATTGATTTATTACGTTCTCATTTAAATAAGATGACTGAAAAGAATTATATAGATATTAAAAATAGAATTATTGAAACCGTTGAAAATATTGTTAAAGAAATAACTGATAATGATGATGAAATGACAAAATTAGGGACAATTATTTTTGAGATAGCATCTACAAATAGATTTTATTCAAAAATGTATGCAGATTTATATTCAGATTTAATAAAAAATTTTCAAATAATGGAAGAAATTTTCCAAGAAAATTTTAATAATTTTATGAACCTATTTGACACAATTGAATATGTAGAACCTAATGTTGATTACAATAAATTTTGTAAAATTAATAAGGATAATGAAAAAAGAAGATCATTGGCATCGTTTTTTGTAAATTTAATGAATAATAATATAATTACAAAAATTAAAATTGTTGATATCATAAGAAATTTAATGAACAAAATTTATATTTATATTGATCAAGATAACAAAAAAAATGAAGTTGACGAGCTTACAGAAATCATTGCTATTTTATACAAAAAAGAACTATTTGCCGAAAATATTAATAATTATGAATTAATTGATAATATGACTATTCCTTCTATAATTGAAAAATTAGCACATAGTAAAAGTAAAAATTTCTTAAGTTTGAGTAACAAAACAATTTTCAAATTTATGGATTTAATTGATATGTAAAACAAAGAAATAAATAAAAAAAGATTTAAAAATAAAAAAGTAAAAATAGTTAATTATGTATGACGAAAATATTTTAATAAACATTGATGAAAATAATGTTAATAATGATATTGATGATTGTGTAAATAGCGAAAATAATCATAATGAGCTTGAAAATTTTTTGAAAGAAATAAACGAAACTTCGTTAGATTATAATTTTAATGATCAAATCCAAACTCAAACACTTTTAATGATAAAATCATTGGATTATGATATGAATTATAATGTTAAACAATTGTTAGTGATATGTGATTATTATGGACTATTAAAAGAAGTAAAAATAAATAAATTAAAAAAACCAGAAATAATTTCTTTTTTATTAGATTTTGAAGAAAATATTGAAAATTCTTTACTTGTATATAAAAGAAAACAATTATGGTATTTTATGAGTGAATTAAAAAATGATAAATTTATGAAAAAGTATATATTATGGCAAATGTAAATAAATAAATACAAATATAAATATAATTATAAATATATTTATATTATAAGAATGGTTTTATCAAAAATAAATAGTTATGTTAGTTATCCCGAATTAAAGAGTGTAGATTCAGGTGATTTGAAAACTGAGGCTAGTTTATATCAAATAGAAATTAAAGATGTTGATGTTATTATTGCTGTAGGAAATGCTAAAAATACTTTTGAAGAAGCAAATATTTTTTATTTTCCTATCTATTTAGTTAAAAGCAATAATAAGGTCGTTCAAATTGGTCTATACGAAATAGAAGCTAGTAATTATATTAATTTTTTGGATGATTTCAATAATTTAGATGTTGAAAAATTGGATGAACCGTTAATTTATAAATTTGTTACAAAGGATATGTTAGAAAAAATACGTTTAACTCCGGATGTTCCTTTTATAAGAAAAGAAGGCGTAGACAAAGAAGAAGGTGAAATTATTGAAAGCGAAGAAATGGAAAACGACGAAGAAAGCATTGATAATAAACGAAAAAAAAATGAAGAACTAATAATAGAGACATACGAAATACCTAAAGAGAGAGAAGATATTTTTATTTTAACAAAAGGTATCCCTTTGCCTCCTTTACTAGCAGAAGAGACTTTGAAAAAAGCAAAAGATATAAGAGAAAAGAATAAAGAGTCTTTGGCTGAAAATTGGATTCAAAAATTTATGGAGAATAATAATTATTCAATTACAGATAATGAAGGAGGTGGAGACTGTTTGTTTGCTACAATAAGAGATGCATTTTCAAGTATTGCACAACAAACCTCAGTGAATAAAATAAGAAAAAAATTATCAGATGAAGCAACTGATAAAATTTTTATGAATTATAAAGAACATTATGATATGTATAATCAAAACATGAACGAAGAAACGAATAAAATAAAAGAATTATCAATAGAATATACAAAAATAAGAGAAAGGTTTAACAATACTTTTGATCGTAATGAAAAGAAATTTTTTGCAGAAGAAGCAAAAAAAGTAAAAGATGTACACGAAAAAATGATCCAGGACAAAAAAATAACTGCTCAAATTATGGGAGAATATAAATTTATGAAAGGAATAGACACACTAGATAAATTCAAAAAGAAAATAAGGAGCTGTGAATTTTGGGCAGAAACGTGGGCAATTTCAACATTAGAACGAATTTTAAATATCAAATTTATTATTTTATCAAGTGAAGCATATAAAACAGGTGATAATAAAAATATAATGCATTGTGGTCAACTAAATGATGAATATTTAGAAAATAAAGGTGTATTCTATCCAGAATTTTATATTATCGTTGACTACACTGGCTCACATTACAAACTAGTAAGTTATAAGAAAAAATCAATATTTAAATTTAAAGAAGTACCTTATGATATCAAAAAATTAATTGTAGATAAATGTCTTGAAAAAAATGCTGGTGCTTTTGCACTTATTCCCGATTTTCAAAAATTCAAGGCTACTTTACAAAAGAATGTTATTAGAGATGCACAATATGATTTTCAAGAACTATCTGAAGCCAAATTAAGAGGCATGTACGATGACAATGTTGTGTTTGTCTTTTACACAAAATCAAATGATAAACCTTTACCTGGAAAAGGTGTTGGTGAAAAAATACCTGGAGAGAAGCTCAAAGATTTTGCGAATTTAGCAGCAATGAGCCAGTGGAGAAAAAAATTGGATGATTTTTGGATTCAACCCTTTACTTTAGATAACCATAAATGGTCAAGTGTAGAACACTATTATCAAGGATCAAAATTTAAAAAAATGCATCCAGATTTTTACTTGAGTTTTTCTTTGGATTCTGGGACGGAATTATCTAAAAATCCTGAAATGGCCAAGGCAGCTGGTAGTAAAAGCGGAAAATTTAAGGGTGAATTATTGAGACCTGTAGAAGCATCAATAGATCCGGATTTTTTTGGTAAACGAAATAAACAAGAATTGTATAATGCCCAATATGCCAAGTTTACACAAAACGAAGATTTAAAGGCATTGTTATTGGCAAGTAAGGATGCGAAATTAACTCACTATAAGAAGGGTTCTCCACCGGAAGTTTTAGATGATTTGATGATTATTCGTGATAAAATTAGAAGGAATGATCTCTAGTTACACGTTTTCCACCTTTTCCACCTTTTCCACCTTTAGAAAAGGTGGAGCCAAACATTTTGGCACAACCTTTCTTAAAGGTTGTTTTGCTATACTTTTCCCAAAAGTTGTAGATTTTGCTATACTTTTCCCAAAAGTATATAAAAGGATTTAAAAATAAATAACTTGTTATTATAAGTATTCAATAATAACAAGTTTACTACAATGAAGTTAACGAATAAAAGTAAACAATTTCTCTCTTTTTTTACTAACAATAAATATATTCATCACATAAAGCATACTAATAGTACAAATAATATTTTACTAAAAATATATTATGATATTGTGAACGCAAATAAATATCTACAATCAATTAAAAAAAATAGTTCATTATACCACTACGATATAAAAAAAATCCAAAATTCTTTAGATATTACAAAGCCAAACAATTTTAATTATAATAGTTTTCCAGAAATTATAAGACAACATATAGATGAGTTGAGTTTATCAGAAATTTCTTATACATTTTCTCTCTTTAACCGCAGTATCAAAGTAGTTTTTATTGTAGAAGATGCAAATATAGAATTGAAAATTAATACATATAATAAATATGTTGATTCTATTATTATGTGGTTACATATTTTAAATTTATATTCATCAAAACAATGTGCTAATTCACTTGTGATTTATTTTTATTTTACTAGCTTAGAAAAGAAACTACCAGTTTCTAATATTCATATTTTGGATGAAAAACATATCAATACCGCTTTTACAACCACATGCCCAAAAGATTCAGAAATTGTAATTTTTAGACATGAAGAGTGGTTCAAAGTATTCATACATGAGACATTTCATAATTTTGGATTGGATTTTTCTGATATCAACAATGATAATTGTCATGATCATTTATTAAAAATTTTTAAGGTGAATTCATTAGTTAATTCATATGAAGCTTACACTGAATTTTGGGCAGAAATAATAAATGCATCGTTTTGCAGTTTTTACTCATTAAAAAATGTAAATAGACTGAATGATACTATTACTAATCAAAAAGAATTTCTCTCTAATGCAGAATTCTTTATTAATTTTGAAAGATGTTACAGTTTTTTCCAATTGGTAAAGATACTTGATTTTATGGGTTTATCTTATCAAGATCTATATTTGAATAGAACAGAAAGCAAACTATTGAGAGAAACATTGTATAAAGAAAATACCAATGTTTTAGCTTATTATGTGATAAAAACCGTAATGATGAATAATTATCCATCCTTCTTATCATGGTGTGACAAAAATAATCTTTCACTGATTGCATTCAAAAAAACGATTACAAATCAACAAAAATTTTGTGAATTTATTGAAAAAAATTATAAAAGTGCAAGTATGTTGGAAAATGTTGATAACAGCGAACTTTTTCTAGAACAATTGAAAAAAAAGAAAAATACTGCAGCAATAAATCAAAAAATGAAACAACTTTTATTGAATAATTTAAGGATGACTATTTGTGAGTTGGGTTAATTCCATCCACCTTTAGAAAAGGTGGAGCCAAACAACCTTTGAGAAAGGTTGCGCCAAAATACCTTTGAGAAAAATATATATCCAAAATTGTTGCTATTTGGCTCCACCTTTAGAAAAGGTTGAAAGGTTTGGCTCAACCTTTTCTAAAGGTTGAATGGAATTTACAATGTTCACAATTTTTTACACTATCATTTTTACATTGATGTCCATTTTTTTTTACTTTTACACATACATATTTATAGCAACCATTTCCTATTGATTTTTTATTTAATTTCCAGGCAGTGCTTGCTTCATCAAAGTTAATGTCCACCTTTAATTCCACCTTTGGGAAAGGTGGAGCCAAACCTAAGGATTCTGTTTTTAGCTCCACTTTTTGTAAAAAGTGGATAGGTGGATCCAAATATAAAGTTTGTTTTTTTTGCTCTACATTTGAAAAATTTTCACCATACGTTAATCCGTTTCTTGTTCTCATCTTAAATAATATTATAATAGTTATGCATCTATATAAAAATAGGTATTTTATTTCAATTTTTTTTATACCTTTCAAAAAGGTAGAGTCCAATATCTTTTTGAAAAAGTGGTTCCAAACGTTTTGCGCAACTTTTTGAAAAAGTTGCAAATAAAATTGAAATTTTTAAATACACTGTCATGAAGTATAAAATACAACATAAATTTATAAAAATTTTATGGGAATTCGTTATTTAAATAGATATTTTAGAGAAGAATGTAAAAATACTGATGCTATTAAAATCATATATATGAAACAATTATCTGGAAAGAAAATTGTTGTGGATATTAGTGTTTATTTACACAAATTTGCGTGTGAAAATACACTGATTGAAAATATGTATTTAATGTTATCAACTTTCCGGTATTATAATATTATCCCAATTTTTGTTTTTGACGGGAAAGCTCCGGCTGAAAAAAAGGATCTACTACTACAGCGATTGGCTGAAAAAAAAGCAGCAGAAAATGAATTCAATAAACTCAAAAATAATTTGGAATATAATTCAAATATGGATGAAAATGAAAAACATGAAATAATAAATAAAATGGATATATTGAAAAAACAATTTGTGTATATTAGTAAAAATCAAATGCAAGATGTAAAGAGTTTAATTACTTATTATGGAATGACATATTGTGATGCGCCAAATGAAGCGGATGAATTGTGTGCTATGTTTGTCATTAAAGGTATTGTATGGGGGTGTTTAAGCGAAGACATGGATATGTTTCTTTATGGTTGCCCTCGTGTTTTACGATATTTGAGTTTAATGAATCATACATTTGTCTTATATGATACAAAACAAATTTTGAACAGATTAAAAATAAATCAAAATGAGTTAAGGGAAATTTGTGTTATTTCTGGTACCGATTATAATTCAAATCATTTGAATAAATGTGATTTATTTAACACTTTGAAATATTTCAAAAAATATAAGAAATGTATAAATACTGAAGAAACGACTACCATAAAAGGGTCTTTTTATAACTGGTTAATAGAAAATACAAATTATGTAGAAATAAATGAAAATGAATCATTTGTATCCATATATTCTATGTTTGACACAAATGATAAATACATAAAAGAAATTGAAAATATTAAAATTACAAATACAAATATATTATTTACAGAAATGAAAGAACTGTTGAGAAAAGATGGTTTTATTTTTGCAAAATGATTATTATAACTTTATTGTAAATTATAATATAAAAATTTAAATATGATTATTATATTATAACATTTTTTTTCATGTTAGATTTATATAACAAAAGATATAATCGCGAAACATTAAAACAATATATTTATAGTGTAAAATTAATTGATATTTTAAAATCACAGAAATTGGATGTCACTTTTATTGTACGATATATTTTGAATCCAAAATATCAGTTGCATGAAATAGATGAATATATAAATATAGATACTGTTTTGATCTATCAAACGCATATAACTAAACAAAAATTAGAAGAAGAAATATTAAATTATAATTCAGATGATGATAGTATTGAAGATTTTGAAACAGTTTCTAAAAAAAAATGATTTGGTTTTTGTTTTAGTATTTAATTTTATAATATTATAATAAATCAACTACAAATCAAAGATGGGTTCTAAGAGATTGACTAAGTTACAACATAATAAAAATGAACAATATAAAAAACGTATGCATATCAAAGATGAAAAAAAAAACTGTAAAAAAGAAATTAAACTATTAGAAAAAATTACAAATCTTCCCGAAGATGTGGTTTCATATATATACACATTTGTAAAAAATGATATTAAATTTAATTTATCGTTCTATAAAACACTGTTTACAAAATATATTTATGATTTTAGTAATAAAGATATAAATGATAATACTTGTTTATCACTAGTGTTTAAAGGTTACTCTAATAATTTTAATTATTGTACGTTTAATAGAACTGCTTTATTGAAAGAAGTATTACAAAAAGCACCGTTTGAAAAATTAGAAAAATATATTCTTTATGGAACTCCTAGTAAGTATTTTAATATTGCATTTCCACATGAACCGGATATTAAAACATATTTTGAATTTAATTATAAAAATACAGCTGATAAAAGTGAAGATATGATATTTCAACGTAAAAATTACATTTTTGAAATTTTGGATCTTTTGAGTTATTTCTCAACAAGAGCGAATGAATGGCATGCTATGCAATGTACATTTAGTAATAAGTTTCTAATACACTTGAATTTCCTAAACAATACCTACAACTATGAAGATTTTATCAAACAAACAGAAGAATACTGTAAACAAAATGAAATGATATTCAAGAGGATTATGTTGGGTATTCTCACACACCTTTCCACCTTTTAAAAAGGTGGAGCCAAATCTTTTGCTCTACTTTTTATAAAAGTAGAAAGGTATTTTTTTAATGAAAAAATATTAATATATTAATGTATTTTATATGTCTACTCCTCGTAGAATATTAGATGATGTAGAAACCATTGAAGATATTATTGATAACAATATTAAGAGAATTTTATTAGATTTATCAGGAAAAAAAATAACAAGTTTACCAGAAAGTATTGGAAAATTGACAAAGTTAGAAGTCTTAATTTTAAAAAAAAATGAACTAACAAGTTTACCAGAAAGTATTGGAAAATTGACAAAGTTAGAAGAGGTAACAATAGAAAGTAATAGATTAACAAGTTTACCAGAAAGTATTGGAAATTTAACTAATTTAAAAATCCTATTTTTAACAGTTAATAATCTAACAAGTTTACCAGAAAGTATTGGAGAATTGACAAGGTTAGATGTCTTAGAAATAGGAGGTAATACATTAACAAGTTTACCAGAAAGTATTGGAAATTTAACTAATTTAAGAAAGCTATATTTAAGAAATAATCAACTAACAAGTTTACCGGAAAGTATTGGAAATTTGAAAAAGTTAGAAGTCTTAGAAATAGGAGATAATAGATTGACCATTTTACCAGAAAGTATTGGAAATTTAACTAATTTAAAAACCCTACATTTAGATTTTAATCAACTAACAAGTTTACCAGAAAGTATTGTAAATTTGACAAAGTTAGAACACATATTTTTAAAAGTAAATAGATTGACAAGTTTACCGGAAAGTATTGGTGATTTGACAAATTTAAAAAGCATAGATTTACAGCATAATCAAGTAACAATTTTGCCAGAAAGTATTGGAAATTTGACAAAATTAATATACCTATTTTTAACAGCTAATAATCTAACAAGTTTACCAGAAAGTATTGGTAATTTGACAAATTTAAAATACCTATTTTTAGACGAAAATATAAATTTAGCAAGTTTACCAAATAGCATAGTAAATTTAAATAATTTGGAAACATTAGGATTACGTGACACAGGAATTAATAGTTCAGATAGTTTATTAGAAATTTTGCGACAACGCGGTGTCATAAATATTATAGTATCACAACCATATGAATCTGCCGTCTTTGTTGATTCACCAGTAGTTTCTGATATTGCAACAAATGAAGAATGTCCAATATGTCAAGAGAATTTAAATGAAAACTCACCAGTTATTGTTAGTAAAGAGGACAAAAAAATGGATCAACCTATTAAATGTGGTCATAAATTTCATAGAAAATGTATAGAAAAATGGATGCGTGGAAAAGAAGAACCACCTTGCCCATCTTGTAGAGCTCCAATAGTAAAATATTATCCTATAAAAAACGGCGATAGTGTGGGTGGAAGGAAAACCAGGACAAAAAATTATAAGAAAAAAAATAAGAACAAAACTAAAAAATATAAAAAAGTATATTCAAAAAAATCAAAATACAATTCAAAAAAACTAACGAAAAGATGCAAACCTCATTTTAAATATTAAATGGGGCGAAATTACTTAAACATAATCACACAATTGTTATATATTATGAAATATATAACAACAATTATAAAAAAACTACTACCTAAGGAATTACCTAAACCAGTGGGAAGATGGAGTTTAGATTATTGTAATAAAAAGGTAAACAGTAAAATAGACTTATCAAATGAAGATCATTGCGGTCCTTGTGGTCAATATGCACTAACAAAAATAGAATTGAAAGATAAAAAAAATAGTGATTCTGATCTGGAAGTAACAAGAGAAAAAGTGTAAACATCTTGTTTATTTTTTCATTTTTTCATTTTTTTTTCATAAAATTTGCCTTCTTCTCCACACATGCGATCTGAATTTCTTGATGTAGCACAATAATGGTATTCTATATTGTTGTTGTTGTTATTGTTTCCATTCACCAAAAAATAATCATTGTCTTTCTCTTTTGGAAACAAAGTGCATTTTCCAAATTCACTAAAAGTAAAAAAGTCTTTTTTATAAAACTTACAATCAACACAAAATTTGGGTCTAATTTGGCTTGCTGAAATTTGCGATAAAATAACAGGGTAGAGAATCATAGAAATATACTTCATTTTTCTTTTACTTATACTTATACTTTATTGAAGACGAATATTTAATTTGTTTTACTATTATTATATTATAATTGATTGGATTGATTGGTTTGATTTGGGTTTTCTTGTGAATCACAAAAATCCATGTATTTTACTTTTTGTTCATCATTCAAAAGTGATTCCAACATTTCTATTTTATCTAGTAAAAAGTCTATGTTTTTTTTAATTCTTGCTTGCATGTTTGGTATGATATTTGCCGCTTCCTCGCGCTCTTTGGCTTGTTCAGCCCTTATTTCGTCTACATTTATATTGTATTGTGTCACGATTGCTTCTAATTCTGCTTTAGTTTTTTTTTCTATGTATGTAAAATAAGATAACCCATTCTTACTACACCAATAATTTATTGCGCCAATCATGTCATATCTACGATATTTACCACTCATTTTAGTTACTTGTTATATGATATGATGTGTATTTTTTAAATCAATTTTATAATTTGTTTTTTGGTATGTGTTGTTTAACTTATCAATCGCTATTATCACCATCGTAATCATAAGAATAATAATTATCACATACAAGTAATGGATCTATTTCATCTAAATCTTCCGTTATATCTGTTTTATTCAATTCAACGACAGCATATACATTTGTATTAGAAGATACTATTTTGACTCCTTTTTTATATTTTACTAATTCAATAATTTTATAAGCAACAATTATTTTATTTACTGGATGTAAATATTCATATTCATAATCCTGTATTTTTGTTATTTTAAAAAATGTTTTTTCAGTGTTTCTCTCTCTGGATAGATCTTTTTTGGCAGATTGAAATGTCAGCTTTTTTGCATATTCTACGTGATCTGTAGATGCCACTACTTCAAATCTATTATCTTTACGATAATCTGTAAACTCAACTACAGCATACATTGTAAATATATTTGTTATATGTTATAATACAATTTGTAAACAAAAGTATATCAATTTTTTTACATAAAAAAAAATTGATTAGTATTTTAAACTATTTTTTAAATGCATTAAAATTAAAATGAATCCGCCATATACTTATGAAGAAGGAATGAAGTTAACTGCCATGAAACCAATCACTAAAGGTGATATGGTAACATTGTGCAAAGATTTAAATACTAAATATCTAGATAGTGGATTAACATTTGAACCTGAACCTATTACAGAAGGAGGAATTGTTTATAAGTTTCCTAAGTCTCCTGATAATTCCGTCATACCTCGCGATAAATATAAATCAATTCGCATGAATTTTAATTATCCATTAATTAAGTACAAAAAATCTTTTGTTAGATTTTATGACATAAATCATCACAAAGTTTCACCCAGCTTCTTAAAAAAAAACACACTAGACCACTTAGTAGGAAAGAAGTTTCATTGGCCAGGTGTTCCTTTTGATGTAATGAAATTATGGGAAAATAATGATGATGTTATTTTAGAAACTGGTTTATCATTAGATACTTATTTAAAAGCATTTCGCGGAGCACCAGTGTTTACTGAGAAAGAATTAAAAGTATTTGGAGAATGTGCAGAAAGGATTGGATTAAAAGTAGATTCTAGAATTCCTAAAGACGACGAGCTTATTGCAACTCATGGTGAATTAGGAAAATAAATGCATAAATATTTTGATTTATAAAAACAAATAAAAACTTTTAAAATATAATTAAAAATTTTAACCTTTATTTAAAGGCTTAAATTTTTTTATTTTACCACTTTTACACCTTTTCTCATTTAAAATGCCCATCTAAATGAAATTTTTACTAAAAATCTTCAAATCCAGCATCTAACCATGCTGAAATACGTTTTGGATGGAAGGATACCATCATTAATTCCTCAAAATAAATATCAACCATTTGTTTCTTCATTGTTTTATAATCAATT